GTGTTCCATACCGGGATACCGCTCAGACTAGTCGGGCTTTCGCGCGACTAGCCATCCACCGTTCACTCCACAAGTGGAGTGTCAGTGGTACGGCTAGTACACTCGGACTGAACTTACGGGTTTTTGACCCGTAAGTCACCCTTAAAACGGAGACTGTAACACTGTCTCCGCCGAGACGACGAGCGTCAAGTAAAATCGACGATCGTCGACGTCGCGCCTCCCCAGCCACGTGGCCATCCGCCTGACTTTGGCGCGAAATATACCAAAGCCAGAGCGAACGCCTACCATGGTTGGTTCTTAAGGTTGAACGCGGACCGTAACCAGCAAAGTAAGGAACCCAAGGGTTCCGGCTCTTACTGGCCAAAGTCGGCGTCTTCAACTTCCTCAAGGCATAAGCTGTCTGTACGTCAAGGTGAATCCCTGACATAGTATCGTCATTGAATGGCACAAGACGAAGCTTATGCAATCGTACGTAACCCTCACACCAATCCCATAAAGGACCGGGATGCGAGACGCGTACGAGGCCATTGATTACGTGGCAGACTGCAGCCTTGTCGGTATGACGAGGGTTCTCCCGTAAGTAAAAGGGAGTTACAACGTTTCCGTTGTAGCAGTCAACTCCGCAACTTTCACGGAATCCGGGTCGGTCCGATATACAGGACTTATCTAGATTTACCGTGAATCCGAGGAAATTCAGCGCTTTACAAAGCCTAGGCGCAAGGGTGCTTTCTATGACGATGTCATCGCCATATACGGCAAACCTTGTAGAACCCACAGCCTTGACGAGAGCTGCGAAGATTAGTGTCTCAAGAGAGAAGGTGTACCCGTTCCCCATACTGGAGAACTTGGCATACCAACCCGACCCAAAGACACCTTTGTAGCCCGGCGATCGGAAAGCTCGCAAGAGCTCAAACCAGTCGTCTGGAATCAGCATTGCTACCGTATTCACTGATAGCGTGTCTGACGCCATTTCAAGGTCAATTGTCGAGAAGAGTCCGGTTAAAGACCCTTCTAACGCAAGATCCTGATTAGGCTTCTGGTTGCTCAAGTCAACTCCCCACTTCCTCAGCTTACCCTTTAGAATTGAATCTAGAGAGAGCTGGAACGGAAGCGAGTGAGTTGGCTCTTTCGCAATTGTGCGATGAGTTTTCCAGTTCTTCGGAACTAAAGTAACCGTATTGCGAACAACCGGTACCAACCTTACGGCGCTAGTCTCTACCCCCCAAAGGGAGAGCAGAGCCCGTAAATAAGGGAACGCAGTTGGCGGGGCTCTCAGCTTTCCAGTAACTTTAAGGAAAGGGAAAGAGCGTCGCCGCGTACGGTCCTCGGTCGCACCAGACGTCAGTCTCACACCCCCACCTACTTGGTTGAGGATGCGACTATCAACGTTACCAAGGAGTTGGCGAATTAAAAATCTCGCCTTCTCCACTACTTGCCAGACATCAGGATCAACGCGATCCGGGTGCCTAACGTAGTAGTCAATCCGTTTGTTGGTAATCCTACAGTGGCGCTCCGCTGCAGAGAAACGAACCTCTGCGTTGGAAACGGCGTCTGCCGAAGTTAGGCTCTCGTTCTTTCGGAACAAGCAGCTCAGCTGGCGCAGGGCCAACCACTCGTTGATATCCATACCTTGATGCTCATGATATGGGGATGACGCGAGATCGCATATCTGTTTAAGGACACGCGACCTCAAATACCCATTGACCCGGTTAAGGGTCGCTGGGTATTCCTGGAGCGATGATGTTGCGAACAGAGTCGCAAGACCCCATGGGTCGAGCCGCTCATCGTGAGTCGTTACTCTCCGCTTGGTCATATGACCTCCGGTTTGTGCAAGTTAGAAAGACAGGATCCAGTTGACTAAGAAGTCAACTAAGTCCCGCAACTTCGCGAGCAGTTCCAGTACAGCGTCCATTTTACTGGACGTAGTACTGCGAGTTCACCAGAGCGGTGAACTCATCGCTGGCCACGAAGTCCCGAAACACTGCCAGAGCGGCAGTGACGTCGGCAGACTTGCAGTTGATCGGATAGCGGATGTTCGCTAACATCACAACCTTCGAAGCCAACGGAACATCGTTAGCATCCGAAGTGCCGTAGACCACCTGGAGCTCCGATTCTTGATTGGAGCCGAGGGTGGAACCCTGCTTGCGCTTCTGAATCAGAAGCTTGGGCGAGGTGACCGTATGTCCGCTGATTGCGTACGTACGGTGGTTCTCCTTATCGGAGAACTCTTGTATCACCGTGGTGAATGATGCCATTATGTGGCCTCCTGGTCACATGATCCGTTGAGCCAACAGAGCCGCCGCATCAATGATGCGTGGAGAAGTTAGCCTGACGGAGATTTGCGGAATGAGCGTAGGGACGGACCGGGGTGTTCTTGTCCTCAGGGTAACCTGAGAAGTCGAACTTCCCGAAGCTTCAGGTTCGGTAGCATACGTACCAGTACCAACCGTGAGGTTAGATACCGTCGCACGCCCGAACTCGCTAAACTTCATGCCAATAGAGCACTCGACGGCCGAAGCGCTACGAATAACGCGCCAAGCCTTCAAGACGTCTCCAATTGTCACGAACCAGTCAGCAACAAAGCTTAACTGGGCGAGCTCCCAAGCTGTAATGGGCAAATCGGCAACGTAATTCACCGTTTTCACAGTGAACTTCGCTGCAGCCAAAGCCCTAACTTGAAGTTCCCGCTGAAACTCACCATTCCAATCATAGGAAGCGTGGTATCCAGTGGTGCGGTACGGAACTGTGACCTCCTTGGTCACACTATCCCTGGAACTGCCAGTGACGATCAAGCCACGGACAGGATTCCTGAGATAATGGGTAGCATTCTCAATATCCATCTGGAGAATGCGCCACCCATACCGCCCTTCAAGCCAAGCACTAGAGCCTTCTTTAAAGAAGGTCTTAGGGCTCTTACTAGCACTTTTAATTAGTGCTATTGCCCGTCGACGAGCGTTCAAGAGCATCCTTACCGTCTTGTGTGCTTCGGCCACTGTGGTCAAAGCATCAAAGTCCGGTGTGATGTTCGCAACCGCTCGTTGGAGGAGTACTTCAGTATCGACAGACCTAGACATTTCTGTCATAACCTGTCGTGCCGTGTCAATCTCTCGACACGACCCCACGACAACCCTGCAGGGCGTACCGACGAATCGGTACACCTTTAAAGGGTTTGGGTTGTTGTACTTTCCCCCGTAAATACCTTGCGGCCGATCCTCGAAAGAATCGAACCGCTCATAGGCATTTAAGGGTAATAGTACACCATCCGCAACCTTCTTGTGATACCCCGGGGTTTGCACCCCGGAGTAAAACCCATTCCGTACGCGGGTCACCTGCTCCTCAAAATAATTTGAGGGCGGCGGGAGACCCGCAATCGCGGTATAGGTCCAAGGGACGGTAACTTTACCGTCAGGTTGGTCGTAAGATCTGAAGGTCATATACTTCCTCCAATTGACATACAGCCGCAGCTGTAAGCCGCTGAGGTCAACAAGTGACATCTGCTTGACAGCAGACCGACACCCCCAGTATGGG